ACGCCGGCCCGCAGCAGGCCGTCGTCGATCACCGAATCCGGATAGGCATTCCGGCCGTTCTCATGGGTGATCACGGCCATCACCAGCGGCGCCAGATGCTGGTAGCCGTGCAGGTCGAGCAAGGCGTCCGGCCCGAAGCCCGTCAGCGCCGCCACATGCGCGACATAGGCGCTGGTGTCGTTCTCGTGGCCGGGGGCCCAGCGCGAGATGATGCCCCGGATGGTGCGCAGACCGTGTCGGTCCTGATAGGCGATCAGCAGCGCGGCCAAGGCGCGGATGCCCCAGACCGGGGCGGAGAACACTTCGAACCGGCCGCCATTCTGCCGGAATTCGGTGGTGAGGCGGTATTCGGCCTCCGACAGGCGCCCCTGCCACGGGTTGGCGGCGATCCGCTCGATATTGCCGGGGTTGTTGTTCCGCTCGCCGCGGGTGGGTCCAGCCATTCCGGTCTCCTGAAGGTGGATGCCCCGCGCATGGCGGGGCCGGTCTTGAAAAGCCGCTGCCGCCCCGCCACGGCAGGCGCTAGGATCGGCGGCGATGCCGACGAAGGGGGGCGACATGGGCGGATGGGTGAGGCTTGCCGGGGCGCTGCTTCTGGCCGGGCTGTCGGCTTGCGCCGGACCGGGGCGTGCGCCTCCCCCGCCACAGGCGAAGCAGCCGAGCGTGCTCGACCGCGCCATCGCCCCCGCCGTGAAGCAGCTCGGCGGGCGGATCGCGCCGCAGGGCGGCATCGAATTCCCGGTTCAGCCGTCCCGTTGAGCGCCAGGGAGCCTCTCGAGGGCCGCATCCCACGCCGGCGAGGCTGACGATGTGACGGAGCGTCACGCCGCTTGACACCCTCCGGCACCCCGCCAGAGGATCATGCTTCGATATTCAGAATCATTTGTTCGGGAGCAGGCGATGCCATCAGCGACGGATCGTCAATGGCAACGATGGGGAAAGGAAAACCCCTACTACGGCATTGTCGGAATTGAGACCAAGGAGTTCGAGAGCCGGTGGCGCGGCCGGTTCTTCGAGACCGGCAAGATCCACATGGATCATGTCTTCGAGCAGCTGGCCCGCTACGACGTTGCACCTCGGCAGCGCGGCAAGGCACTCGATTTCGGCTGCGGTGCCGGGCGCCTGCTGCTCCAGCTCGTCGATCGTTTCGATGGTATCGTCGGCGTCGACGTCTCCCCGGACCAGTTGGCGCTCACCAGGCAGAACGTCCCCTCCGATACGCTTCGGGTCTTCTCCTCGCTCGATGAACTGGCGGGCGAGTCCGAAACCTTCGATTTCGTGAACACCTTCGTCGTGCTGCAGCACATCCGGCCGGAGCAGGGCTACGCCATCATCGACAAGCTTCTGAAGCTCCTCCGGCCTGGCGGCTCGTTCGCGCTCCATTTCACAGTCGGCGACATACGAGACCGGCGGCGGCGCCTGAACTGGCTTCGCTATCGGCTGCCGCCGCTGCATTGGGCCTATAATCTCTCGCGACGACGCCCTTGGAACGAGCCCATCATGGAAATGAACAAATACGACCTGGCCATGATCGGCGCGATCATGATGCGGAACGATATCGGCCGCTTCGGCTGCACATTGTTCAACCACACCGACAACACCGGCATGCTCTGCTTCGGCCGACGCGAGCCGGGGATCAACGTGCTGCCGCAGAATATGGAAGAATGAACCGCCCATCATGACCAGGATCACCGGCCACAGCCTAATCAATCCCCGGGCATTCACGCCGATCAGTATGCTGTTAGGGATGTGCGGAGCCTGGCTGGTGATCTTTTGGATCGCACCGATCCAGATGTATATCGCCAACCAGGCATATCCCTATGTCGTTCTCGCAGCCTGTTTCGTTAGCCTAGCTGGCGGGTTAATCCTGTTCGAGCCGAGGAAGCCTCCCGATCTCTTGGTCAATTGGGACGCGCGCCACTCCTCACTGAGAAAGCTCTATAAAGTCACCTTTGTCCTCGGCATGATGGGAATTGCGTTGCGTGTGTTCGATTGGGCGGTCCTCCGAGGCCTCACGATCGATGCCGGCTTCATCGAGAATCGAGAACGCATCGAAAGTGCAGGTAGCAACGCGTTTTCGATGGCGTCGACCCTGTTCATCCCGTTCACGCTCGTCCCCTACATGGTGCATGCCGTGGCGAAACGGAACGGCGATGCTGTTGGCCGTTCCTGGACGAGCATCAGCTTGGCCCTTCTCTGGCCTCTGCTCACCATCGTCATCGGCTCCCGCTCCAGCATGTTCATGAGCATCGGCATGCTCGCAATTACACGCCTCATCGTCTTTCGGCGGACATCGATGACGCTTGTCCTCGGCATCACTCTTTGTTTTGTTGCTCTGATTTACGGAGGTGGACTAATATTTATCGAGAGACTTACGGAGTTAGGACTTAAAGTCGAAGGAGTTATCAAATTTTCGGCATTCACGCATCTTGTTCCGGTGACCAGTACCTACTACTCAACGGCATCCACCCTATCTAATTGGAGCAGAGACACTCTATTTATATCAACAACATTTGCTCAATACGTACTTCACGGAGTTCCAGAATTCACATATCTAGTAGAATACTACACCCGAGGCGATCAATGGGGAGAATATGGATTTTCTTTCTTTCCACGTTTATTTTATGCTTTATGGGGGATCAGGTATGACCCCAATGTTTTAGTCTTTTCAACTCCACGTGTTGGCATCTATACAACTTTGTTTGGACCATTTTACGTAGATTTCGGGACATTGTCCCCCATCTTTTGCCTATTACTAGGTGGAATCGTCTCGTTCGTGCGGCGCCGGGTGTTGCTTGGGGATATAGCGGCACTGCCGCTTTACATAACATTTGTGATGCAGATGACGTCTGCGGTTGTGATTAATACCTTCCTCGCAGCATATGGAATTTTCTTTAATCTCGCTTTTATCGCGTTCTGGATAGCCGTCGCCATATCCAGACGTTCGACCGCTCTCCCTCGGCTGGCGCGCCGTGAGCTTGTCTCAGCATGAACACGATCAGCCCCGCAAAATCCGGCCGCCTGGGCTATATCGACTCCATGCGAGGCATCGCCGCGCTACTAGTAGTGCTGATGCACAATGTGCAGCCAATCGCCGAAGGCTGGACGCGCACTCTGATCTACGATGTCATCGACCCCGGCAAAGTCGGGGTGGTGATGTTTTTTGCGATCAGCGGTTTCGTCATTCCGTTCAGCTTTCCGAAGGGGCCTGCTCCCCTTCAACGCTTCCTGATCTCTAGATTTTTCAGATTGTATCCGGCGTACTGGCTCTCAATGGCTGGCTACCTCCTCCTTGTTCTCGTCAGTGGCGTCGAACTTCCCTCGATCGCTACCGTCATCGCGAATGTTACGATGGCGCAGACTGCGCTGGGGCAACCGAACATTATTGGCGTCTACTGGACACTGTTCATTGAACTTCTGTTCTATTTGATGTGCGCTCTCGCCTTCGCGGGCGGGTGGCTCCAACGCCCGAAATTCACGGTTGCGGCGAGCTTCGGATGTCTGGCTGTCGGCGCGCTCTGCGCCTTGGTGCGTTTCTATCTCGAGCGAAGGATGCCTGTCGCGGTCCCGCTCTCGCTGAGCATCATGTTCTGGGGTACGTTGTGGCGGGAGGCCATCGTCAACGGCTCCGGAGAGCATCGCCTCTACGCATGCATCATGCTTGCTCTTTACATCGCGGCAATCCCGGTCATCAGCCTATTGGCCTACAACATCGATCTCGGTCTCGAAGAGAATTGGGTTCGATACACAATTTCCTATCTCTCTGGGATTGGCGGTTTCATCGCTTTCTCGACGGCCATCAAGATCACCGGGAGGAGATTTGTCTGGCTCGGCTATATCAGCTACAGTCTCTACCTATTCCATGTTCATGCTAGAGATCTCACCCGGCTGGTGCTCTCTACGACCGGCATGGACCTTCCTGTATGGATCAGCGTCCCAATCTCGTTCGCCCTGGCCATCGGCATCGCGTGGTTCATTTTCTCGCTGCTGGAAAAGCCGTCGATCGAGCTCGGACATCGAATTGGCGCGGTAGTGGCCGCTCGACGAGACCGTCTTCGTCAGTCGGCCACTATGCGCATTTGACGACGGCAACCTGCGCAACTGCTGAATCTTCATCTTTGGGCGGCCGAAGCCAGGCTGCCTTTAGATTAGAGTGTTCGCTGCGATCGGCAGGAATGTGCCGGCGGTTCCGCCGCCGACCTTGGCGACGCTGCCGGCAGGGCGCTCCGTGACGCAGTTCCGGTAGGCCAGGACGTTCTTGCTCGGATCTCGCGTCTGTCCGGCCAGCGACTGGGCTGACAGCATCAACTCGCCACCCCCACCACCAGCCGCGGGTGTCCCGATCCATACACCGACGAGATCGCAGCGCATCAGCGCCATACCGTCGGTATACAGATTCTGGACTCCAATCGTGCCGAGACCCTGCGGATCGATCACGGTTCCATTGACGAACGCCTGCTGGATCCGCCCCGCTGCAGAGGCAGTCGTTACGCCGAACAATGAAAGCTGCGCCGTACCACAGCGTTCGATCACCCCGCCCTCGACCACCATCAGATCGTCCAGGCTAACAAGGCCGCACTTCCAGCAGTCATGGATCCAGGTATTGATGACCCTGGTTTCACATGAGTTTTGGTTTTCTTCGTTGAAATGTTGTGACACTCCATCGCCTGCTCTAGTGTGAGAGATCTCGCCGTCGATGATCTCGATCACCTGCCTGACTCCGGTCTGATACGGAAGATGCGAGATATCCGCCCTGGGAGTGCGTCCGATCCCATCGTTGCCGATGTACTTCACCTTCGGACGCAAGAACCTGTACGATCCGTTTTGGCACTCGAAGCCGTTGGCGTCATATGCGGACCAATAGGCCTCGCAATTGTTAATGATGCCCCGACCAGAGCCACCCGCGAACAGATGCTGGGATGAGTATTGCAGCACGAGGTTGTTCATGTTCACCTCGGGCCCACCAACAATCTCGACCACATAGTGAGTCCGTGACAGCCGAACTGTGGCCGCCGCCGGATCAGGTCCCAACCCATCTGGGAGGCGGATGTAGATGACGCCGAGAGAGATCGCGAATCCGCCCCCCGACAGGCCGGCCATGTCGACCCCGCCGTTGTTGGTCACCACCTGAGGCAAAGCCATATCTGGAAAGGTGAACCATGGCCGTGGACTATGACTCGCCCCGATTACGAACGGCTGGTTAAGCTGGGAGCGAGGTTCTGTACCCCACTTCTGTGGGGTCGAGTAGACTGTTCCGCTGGTGCCGGGAACGACGGTCCAGGGGACCGTTTCCTGAAGATAGCCATTCAGCCGTGTCCTGCCTCCCGGCCTGCCATTCAGGTTCCACTTTCCAGCCAAGGTGTCCTTGCACTGCAGGTAGCCGTAGTCGTCATCGCTCAGCCAATTGATCGTGATCTCGTCTTGATAGCCGATCTTTGCCAGATAGGCAGGAACGTCGAGCACGGTTTTAAGCGGGCTTCCGCGCGAGCCGTCGCCGCTCGCGGCCACCGTGTTGTCGATCCAGATAGTCTTTCCGGGATTGGTCTTTCGCAGCAACTTGGTGATACGGCCGGTGGCGCCGTTGATGATGTTCAGCCCCACCACAAGTGCACCGGCCGGGCCGGGCGGTGTGACAACAACATCGACCAGTTGTTGGATCCCATTCCGGTAAACCTTATATCGAAGCGATCGATCTCCGAGAACATCGATCGCAAAGCCAAAAACCACCCCAACCCCTACCGGATCGGTAGCGCCCCAGCCGGGCGTGATCGTGCGCGATCCATCGCCGGTAATGCCGTTCGCCAGGCAAGGAATCAGGACTCTGTCTCGATAGACGACCATCCTGGTACCGCCTGAGAGATCGCCACTCGTCACCGGATCAGTGCCGAACCAAAAGCCGAGTTGCGTGAAACTCGACCCGGCCGTGTAAACGCCCTCGAAGTAGTAGCTGTCGCCGGGAACGAGATCCCAGGACATCTTGATCCCCACCGGCCAGGGAGTAGTGAGAGCCGAAAGCCCCTCCACCTCGAGGCCGGCATCACTTGGCACGATGTTAAAACGCGTCTGCGGATTGGAGATCGACGTCCAGGTTTGGTTATAGGAAGAGGCATCCGTAAAGACGACAGGCCGCGGGGCGCCGGTCGCCGCATAGATCCCGTCCACACCACCCGCGGCGCCCTTGATATATTGCGCCTGCAGGTCAACGGTGGTTTTCAGCGACGAGATCCGATCACCCCCCTCAATCCACTGGTTAGTTGGGTCATTCCAGGTCCAGACCGTCGGATAGTTGTTTGCCTCGACCGGGTCGGCCCAGAGCAGCGCTGGCGTGCCGTCGGCCTGGGTCAGATCCGCATCCATCGCCGCCTTGTTGGGATACGTCTTCATCCCGTTGGCCGCGGCGATCGCCTGGATGAACCGCAACAGGCGCCGGATGTCCTGCTTGCTCGGCTCCTTCACCGAGCCATCGGCGTTGAAATCGGCCCACACCTCGTCAACGGTCGGAATTGCCATGACCGCATCACTCCATCAGGTTGTCCGTGGTGGTCGCCGCCGGGCGGCGTCAGGACGCGGCACCGATCGCCGCGAGATAATCGTGCAGCGCGTTCCGCAAGGCCGAGATCTCGGCGGCGCTGAGCCCCGCCCCCCAGCAAGCCGCGGCGACCCGGGCGTTGGAGTAGCCGGAGCCGCCACGCAACACATGGAAGGTCCCGGCCACCGGCGTCGCCGAGGCCCGGCTGATCGCTCCCAGATCAGCCACGTCCTGGTAGGCGTGGTAGCTGGCCGCACTCTGCCGGCTCCAGGCATAGAAGCCCGTGCCGTCTCCGCTCTGTGCCGGGGCGTCGGCACCGCCGGCGTTGGCCATGCACCACAGCACGGCGGCCGGGTTCCGGCAGGCAATCAGCGCCTGACCGCCACCGGCCTCCCGGAACGCGCCCGATACGCTGCCGGATGAGGCCTGATGCACCCATACCGCCAGATGCGCGCTGTTCTGCTGCAGCTGGTTGGTGCCGATGGTCGCGTTGAAGCCTCCGGCCAGGTAGCCCCCGGCCGTGGCGCCGGCCCCGCCGCCCAGCCAGCCGCGATCGGTCGTGAAACCAGGTGCCGTCGAGCCCGCCGATGTCGCCACCAGAGTGAAACTGCCCGGCGCCCGGACATTCAGGCGTGAAGTCTGCTCATGATGTGCGGCCAGCAGGTGCAGGCAATCCAGCTTGGACCAGAGGCCGGCCGATTTCAGGCTCTCCACCAGGGTCTTGATCAGCGTCTGCCGGGCATAGGCAGGCCTCACGGCCATGGCCGCGATATAGGCCCACGCATCGCTGTCGATCGGATTGACCGTGATGGTCACCGCCCCGGACGCCACGCTTTCGTTGCCTGCGGCGGTCTGCGTCGCCGTCATGGCGTTGGCACCGGTCCCGAGATCGGTCGAGGGTATGACGGACCAAGCGCCGGCACCATTCGCCGTCCCGGTTCCGACCTGCATCGCATTGGCATAGAGCCGGATCGCCGCGCCCGGCACCGCACCGCCGCCCGATACCGTCGGCCGCCGCTCATAGGTCGCGGCCGACCCCGCCGGATCCGTGATCACCGGCGCGGCCGGAGCCAGCTCCGCCAGCACGCGGCTGGTCGGCGCGCTCTTCACGCCGGACCAGTTCTCGGCGGTGGCGAAGTACCACCAGTCGCCGAGCCCCGGCGTGTCGACCACGCTGCGGGTCGAGTTCGGCCCCCCATACAGCACCCCGACCTGTGTCGCGCCGGGATAGCTGTCGCTGGCGTTGCGCCAGAACCGCAGCGCGGCGTGGTTGGGGCTGTTCGGCGCCGTCGCCGTGACCGTTATCTGTCCCGGGCCCGGCACGCCGGCCTGCGCCGTGAGGCCGAAGGGCATTCCAGGCGCTACGGGATCGGCCGTCGCCGTGAACCGCACCGGGCTGTCCTCATCCTCCGGATCCCTCGGCGCCCAATCGCCCGCCGTCCGTCGCGGCCCGAGGAAACGCGCCTGCGCCTCATAGAGCTGACCGTCGGCCAGCGCGCCGGTCTCCACCCGGCTGGCATCCTGCTCGGCCGTCAGGATCATCCACGGCGAAGCCGGCTGCGTGACCGGCCTGTACCGCGCCTCGCCAACGAAGACGCTGCGCGGCGGCGGCTTCCACGAGATGATGCCGATCGCCGCATAGTTTTGCCCGTTGATCGCCCGATGATCGATGGTGACGGCGACCTCCTCCGGGAGCGGCATGTCGCCTTCGCCACCGTCGCCGGCCGGGACCGCCGCCGGCTCGGCCTCGTCCTCATCCGCATTCCAGTCCCACCAGCCGTCATAGCTGGTCACCTCCATCTCGACTGCCATCGTGGTGCGGTCCAGGCGCATCGACGTGACCTCGAAGATCTGGTTGATTGCGAGCTCGGCGAGCGTCAGCCGCACCCAGCGCTCGCCCCAGGCGTCGAGCAGCGCCAGCGTGCCGCGGATGCGGCCGGACCACGCCGGGTTCCCGCGCTTCAGGGTGTATCGGGCAACGCGCTGGGCTTGGCTTTCGGACGGCACGAAACGCAGCTTGATCTGGCTGCTCTCGGTGCCGTTGCGCTCGATCGAGGCCGGGTCGAGCTGGATGCCGGCCTCGACCTCCGACCAGTCCTGGTCCTGGCTGACATAGGTGGCGCGGACCTCGTTGATCCGCTCGATCGCCGCCTTGCCGGCCGAGAAGTCGTATTCGAGGATCTGATCATCGTTGATAGTGACCGAAGCTGCGGGCATGCCGGGCACATCCGGCGAGTCCGGATGCCCGATCTTTCCCGCCCCGACCGTGAGCCCGAGCTTGCCGTCCGGTGCCTGGGTGATCCGGCCGCCGCAGGCGTCGAGCAGGTCGGACAGCACGGTCTTACGATCCTCGGTGAGCTCATAGGCGCCCCACACGCACCAGCGCTTCTCCGGCGCCGAGGCATTGCCCTTGCGCGGCACGAGCTGGTCGCAGACCTGCGCCGCGACCTTGAAGCTCTCCAGATCCATCTGGTCCAGCTTGAAGCCAAACCCGACCGGCACGCCGTTCTCGGTGCGGGTCAGGTAATCCAGGATCACCAGGGCCGCATTGTCCGACCAGGCATAGGTCGACTCATCGCCCGCCGTCTGGTGGGCCGCCGGCCGCGGATCGTAGATCTTGGCGCCTTTCAGCGTTGCTCGATAGGCCGGGGGACCATTCGGGAAGACCTCCTGCTGCTGCTCCGGCTTGAGGTCTGCATATTTGACGTAGGTCGCGCACAACCCGCGGCCGCGATGCTTCGGGGGGTTCTCTCCCGGCTTCGGCAGCCAGTGATCCACACCGAATGCGATCGTCTGGTCGGGCGAGCCCAGGTGGTTGATGACATAGACGGAACTGTCGGTGCCGGATCGGAACTTGTTGTAGCCACCGCTGGTGACCGCGCCGCCGTGGGCGCCATCGACCGTCACGACCTCATCGTTCAGCCAATGCTTCTCGATGCTCGCGACTTCATGGGCGCAATGGCACAGCAGGACCTTCAGGTCGCCGCCATCGCCGACATAGTCGATATAGGCGCCGCCCAGCCGGTAAAGGCCATAGCAGCGCACGCGTGGGGGCACCGCCTGCTTGACGACCTGGCTGCCGTCCTGGAATTTCGGCCGTGGCGGCTGCGGCGCCAGCAGGGTCTGCGCCAGGGTGCCCACGATCGACAGGCCGACGCCGATTGCTGTCCAGGCGACGGTTCCGAGTCCCAGGAAAAGTCCCGTCGCGGCGGCGCCAGCCGCGATCGCGCCGCCGGATGCCGCGGCAGTGCCGACGCCAATGGCGATGACGATTGCGGGTCCCATTACGGAAGCCTCCAGGCGGCCATCGCCGAGGGCGCGCGCCACAGGCCGTCGCCGAGCTTGGCCAGCCAGCCGAGCTGGCCGCGGATGGCTGCGGACGGCTCGATATCGCCGGACGGGCTGACGGCCAGGATCACCCCGATATCGCCGGCGACGGCTTCGGAGGGATCGATCCGGGTCGCACCGATGGACTGCATGCCCGCCGCCAGCATGTCCTCCATTCCTCCGCTTCGACGCAGCAGCCGCTTGAGACCCAGCACCGTGCGATAGCGGCCGCGCCACGCGGCCATCGGGTCCCGCCGGGTCTGTGACATCACCCAGTCCGCCGCCCATGTGCAGCAATCCATCCGGCCGGGCTGGAACGCGCCGGACGCACCGACGCGACAATGTACGGCGAGATCCGCTAGAACTCCGGCCATGTCACCGTCCGATCCACCATTTTGGGAATGAATTCGAGGGCCTGATCGCCCGGGAAGCGCCGCTGCTGGTCGCGGTCCGTCAGCATCCCGAACGGGGCGCGGCTGCGCTGGGCGAAGATCGTCTCGCAGGGCAGCGAGATGGTGCGCAGCGTCGGGCCGGTGGCGGTGAAGCTGGGCTTCTGCATGATCCAAGTACCCAGCCGGACGAGATTGTCGAGCGGCACCAGGCTGGATCGGGCGGCATCGAAGAAGCCGATCGAGATCGCCAGGTTGCGGCCCTCGATCTCGTCGGCATCGGCGTCTTTCCGGGCCGCCGCGACGACCTTGGGATCGACGCCCGACAAGGTCAGGTTCAGCTGCGGTGCCGTGCCGTTGATCGCCTGCTCCAGCCCTTCGATCGACTGCAGTGGGTTGCTTTGCTTGTCCTGGCGATGGCCCATCCCGCGCCACGTCACGCCACCGCGATCGAGCGGACCGTCGCCTTCCCACACCCGCATCGGGCCGCTCTTGAACTCGAAGGTGACGAACAGGGAGCAGACGACATGCTGTCCCCGCGCCTGCTCGCGGATCGTCTCTGTGAACAGCTGCATCACCACATCTCCACGAGGTCGAGCGTCGCCGTGCCCATGCGGGCGAGCTGGAGCTCGAATTCGCCGCTGTCGTCGGCCGTCAGGCGCATTGGGACGCGGGCGCGACACCACTCGACCGGGGCGCCGTCAGGCGCCTCCACGCGCAGCTTCGGCCGGATCTCCAGGCGCGTCGTCTCCTCCGGCAACGGGGTGACGCCGACGACGACATACAGATAGCCGGCGATGCCGATGAACGAACCCTCCAGGACCGGCAGCGCCGTCGATCCGTTCACGATCTTGAGGAAGATCGCGCCGGCGGAGGCGGCCTCGGCCATGCTCGGCGATGCGCCGCCCTGCACGAAGCCGGCACCGTCGCCGTGTCGGGCCTTGTCGCGATAGGGAATGTCATGGATCGCCGGGGTCAGCCGATTGCCGTTCCGGCAGTCGCACGGCCCGACGCGGACGCCGTTGGCCCGCCCCTCGAGGCGCGCCATCAGCGAGCGCATGGCCCGGATCTTGGCCGGCGTATGCAGCGGGACCGTCAGCCGCGCCACCCAGCGTCCGAGCCCCGATCCCACCACCTGCTCGCGGCCGGAGATGGTCTCGCCGCCGGAGCGGGTGCGGGCGTCGATGCGGAACATCTCCGCATTGGCCACGAGGATCGGGGGCCAGTCGTAGATGATGATCGGGTTGTCGGTCATGCGAAGCGGATCCGATGCTGGCGGTTGATCTCGGGCACCTGGGCCAGGCCCTTCTTGACCGCGGCCGCAGCGATCTCGGCGATGGTCCGGTCGCCATTGGCACCCGCTAGGCTAATGTTGAAGTTGATCGGCGGCCCCGACGCGTTGCCGCCGCCGGCCGCGGCCTTGATCACGTGGTTCGGGATCACTTGGCCGGGGACGGAAGGGGCGAACCATTCCCGCCCGGTCTCGCCGACCTGGTACAGCCGGCCGGGAAGTGCTTGGCCGCCGCCGGCCAGGCCGCCGCCGAACAAGCCGCCCAGCCAGGACAGGCCTGATCCGATCAGGCTGCCGAGGCCGCCACCGGAGGCTCCGCCGGCGGACGGCGCGGAGGAGGCTCCCAGCCAGCTGAGAATGCCGGCCGCGCCGGTATCGTTGCCAAAGATCTGATTGAACAGCCCACCCAGGGAGCCCTGACCGAACAGACCCTTCGCCACCAGATCGAGCAGGCTAAGCCCGATCTTGTCCAAGGCGTCGTTGAAGTCCTTGGCTCCCTTGATGCCCTCCTTGAAGACGTCGCCGACCGCGCTGATTGCGTCTCCCAGTTCCTTCTGCCGCGCCTTCGCCGCTTCAGCATTCTCCTTGGTCTTATCGATTTTCTCCTGTTCCTCGGCATAGATGTCGGCTGCCTGCTGGAGGGCGCGGTTCATCACCTCCAGAGCGGCTTTTTCGCCCCCCAGGGCATCCCTCAGGGCCGTATGAAGCGACAGGATCCGACCCTGGGCCTCGGCAAATTTTTCGATGGGCGTGAGAGTCTGCTCGTAGAGGCGCTGCGCTTCGGCCAACTGCTGGTTGAGTGCCTTTTGTTCCTCGGTCTGCTTCGGCACGCCGCCACCATGGCCGTCACCTCGGCCGCTCCCGGTATTCCTTGGATAGCGGAACCAGTTCGACAGCTCATCCGACTTGAGGCTGGAGAGATCGATGCCCTGGAACACATTGCCGAGCGCCCCCTGGGCGGACGGGTCTTCGGGGGAGCCGGTTTCGGGCGGGGGAAGCTGGACGAAACCCGTCCGGACCCTGCGTCTGCCAAAGGACAGCTGCGCTTCTCCGGCCTCCCGCATCGACTTGGCGTATCCATCGGCCGCCGAACCGGCCTCGGCCAGGTTGGAACGCTGGTCGACCAGGAGTCGATTGCTGTCGCTGAAACGGCCGTTGACGGTGTTGATGACGGCAGCCGTCTGTTCCTTCTTCCTGTTGAACTCCTCGGCCTGGGCGCCTGCAATGATCAGCTGATCGGAGAGCTGTTTGAGGACCGCGTTCATCTCCGGCGTGGCATTGGTCGACAGTACTTCCAGCATCCGCTGAAATTCTTGATACTGCTCGATCGGCAACTTGCCGTCCGCGAAGGTGTCCAGCAGTGTCTGGAATCTCTCGGCAAAGCGCCCCGCTTCCTCCGTGACCCCGCCGAAGGTCCGCAGCATCTGGCCCCGGATATCGTAGAGGTTGTCCTTGATGTTCCCCGAGGTCGACGCGATGACCTTTTCGAGTTCCGTCAGATCATTCTGCAGGCTTGTTTCCTGCGAGATGATGAAGGCCCCTTTCTGCAGCTCACTCATTGTCGCGAGCTTAGCGATCAGTGCGTCATAGCCGCCCTCCAGGGCGGCGGCCGCCCCCTTCGTCCCCTCCAGCTCGGCATTCATGCGCGCCAGCTCGTCGGCGCTGACCCGGACGCGCCCGGTCAGGAGATCGAAGTTTTCCAGGACGGACCCCAGCGCACCCGCCGCCACGCCGAGGGCGATTCCCCAGGGCCCGAAGATCGGCAGCAGCTCCGCCGCCTCTCCAAGGAACAGTTGCAGCGCACTCCGGCCCTCGGCCAGACCCTTGATCAGGCCTGGCACGCGGGAAGCGGCCGTCTCAAGGGCTTTCCCGATCGCGTCCGAGCTCTTCTTCGCAGCGTCCTCGGCCGCCTTCATGTTGTTGATGGTGACGTTGGCGACCTGGATCATCGCCTGGTTGTACTGGCCGACGACGGCCGTCACTTCGACGACGATCTGGTCTGCGGCTTGTGCCATGGGGACACCTCAGCAAAAATCGGCTCGACACGAGACGGGGTCCGTGGGAAAGTTGTCTTCTATTTTTGGTGGGGGAATAGATGTTTTATGCTACTTTTTTTACCGAAAATGATCGAACCGGCCGCCGAGGGGCTGCTGGAGGGCGGCGTGCCGAAGGATCAAGGATGATCACACTGACGCTTCGACTGATCGCAGCCGCCGCTGTGATCGGCCTGTCTGCGCCCGCATCCGCCCTCACCCCTCAGCAATGCGCCGCCATCAAAGGCTCGTTCATCAAGGGGATGCAGTACCAGATGAAGGCCCTGGATCAGGGAAAGCTGCTGGTTCAGCAGAAGCCGATCATCCTTTCCATCATCCTCTCGCTGCGGACGAAGTATCCGGACCTCAAGGACGCGGATCTCGAGGATCTCAGGCGGGTCGGCGACCGGGTGAACGACGCCGCCCTCGCATTGGACAACGAAGCCGATATGGAGGCGCATCAAGACGCCGCCCTCGTGATTCGAGACCTCTGTCCTTAAAAAAGCGGATCTCACCGCACGGCCTGATCCGATTCCTCCGGGTGGCCTGATCGTTACCTGGCCAGGAAGCCCGCCTGCCGGGCCCTGGCCAGCATCTCGTCGAAGGCATCGTCATTCGGCGGGGCCGCGGCCGGCGCACCGGCGGGGTCCATGATCCTGGCATAGGCCCGACCGGCCGTCAGGAATTCGGCTAGGCTCATCCGGCCGATGTCGAGCGGCGAGAAGCCGAGCGCGAAGGCTTGCCCGGTGAAGGCCGCGACGTCGATCCATCCGTCCCGTCGCCCGCCGCGGCCTCGGCTTTTCCCTCCGACTCCTCCGCCGCTTCGGCGACGCCGAAATAAGCCGCCATGATGACCGCCTGGGCCGTCGTCAGCGGATTCGCCGGGTCGCGCGGATCCGCCAGCGGCCGGCCGTCGAGATAGGTGTCGACCAGCTCGCGCGCCCGCACCGCCGGCAGGCCGCCGCCGATCAGGCCCAGCCGGATGGTCTCGACGATGTCTCCGACGCGCCAGCGCCGCTCCACCAGCAGGCGCTGGGCGATCTCGCCCAGCCCCGCATTGCACAGCCGCTGCAGCTCCTCGATCTGCTTCAGCTTCAAGGCGAACAGATAGGTCCCGTCCGCCCAGCTCAGCTCGACCTCGGCCGAGATGTTCGGTTGGCCCGCCATCACGCCGCTGCCGTCCAGGCCGGCTTGCCGTTCAGGGTGATGGCGATCTGCACGGTCGCCCGCTGGCCGCGCTGAGCGGTGACCTGATAGCTGGTCAGGATCGCCGGCGCCTGATAGTAGCCGCCGAAATCGGCCGCGGTGACGTCATAGACCCAGCGGACGGTCTTCTCTGTGCCACCGAAGGCCCAGTCCTCCCAGGTCTTGCGGGCGTTGCGGTCCAGCACCCCCTGCCCGCTCAGGGTCATCTGCAGCGCGGTGATGTCGGTGATCTTCCAGGCGGGATCGTCCGGGTTGTCGCAGTCCGGGATGATGCTCTCATTGGTGTCGCTGGCGATGGTCATGCCCAACTCGGTCAGGCCGCAGGGCGCGGCGAAGACCTCGGTCGGGGCCGCCCCGTTGCCGAGCAAGATCATGACGTCGGAAAAACGGAAGGTCTTGGCCTGGGCCATCGGGATCTCCTCGAATGAAACGGCCCCGCGCGACGGCGGGGCCGGGTATGCCGGGGTCGGCATGGGTTGATAGGAACGGCGCTACAGCGCCGCGATGCTCTCGAACTCGATCACCCCGTGGGTCACGCCCTGCTCCGCGGGATCGTCGAGCAGACGGGTCTGGCGCCATTGCAGCGACACCAGTGAGCCTTCGGGAAACGCGAGATCGGCTTCGTCCAGCGCCGTGACCACCGCGGCCGCCAGCAGTTCGGCCGAGGCGTGGCCATAGTCCTTGGTGAAGGCGTCGAACTGAAGCCGGACCAGGCTGCCCTGCACCGCGCCCGTGGCCTCCCAGGGCGACGCGATCGCGGTGGTGCAGCGCAGGAAGGGATAGGCCGGCGCGGCTGGGACGTAGTCATAGATCCGGGTGCCGACCAGGGCCGCCACGCCGGGATCGGCCAGCAGCGCCGCGACCGCCGCGCGGCGCAGTTGGCCGGACAGGTCACGGCCGCTCATGCTTTGCCTTCGGCCTGGGCACGCGGCGACCGGCGCCCGCGGCCTCGGCGGCCAGGGCCGCGGCGGTCGGGACCAGCAAGGTCGCTCCCTCCCTGTAGGCCAGGGTCAGGCGTCGCGACGGCCGGTAATCGAAATCGGCGGTAAACCGAATCCAAGGCATTGTTTCTCTCCATGCGAACCCGACATCACGGGCTTCAGTCCTTTGCCAGGCCGCGACGGGCGGCCCGGCGGATCAGCTCGACCGCCTCAGCTCGCCTTTTCGCCGTCGCCGGCCGCAGATAGGGGCGGGCTGCGACGCGCGACGTGCCGAATTCGAGGTCGACGGCATAGGGCGCGGCCGAGACCACCTCGGCCGTCAGCTCGTCCCGGCGTACGACATCGATGGCGCCGTGCAGCCGGCCGGTATCGGCGTTCGGCGGCTCACCCGGCTTGGAGGGGACGTGGTCCGGCCCGCTGATCCAGCCCGCGGAGATGCTGCTCACCGCCTCTGCCGCGACAAGCCTCGCCGCCGCGATCACCGCCTTGCCGACCTCCTGCCGAACCGCCGCGCCGGCCCGCTTGAGACGCGCGATCTGGCGATCGACACCGGTGACGCGCGCCATCAGGCCGGCATCCCGGTCAGGATCCAGGCGGCGCCGGCCGGGTCGCGCTCGACCGTGCCGATCCGCCAGCGGCCGCCGGCCAGGGTAATCTCGTCATCCGGGGTCGGCTCCGCGGCGACATTGGCCTGCAGCACAACCAGGCGAACCGCCCGGTCGGGGATGCCCCAATCGGCCCGCTGCCTGTCGCCGAGCTCGTCGCGATGGCCCTTGACCGGGACATCGACAAAGACGGGCGGCAGGATCATACCGCCCTCCGCATCCTTGGCGGCGACATGCAGCGTGCCGTCGAGCAGCAGCGGCCCGAACGCGGCGCCGAACATCGCCTGGAGAGCTCCGTCGAGCAGGGACATGGCTACACCACCGTCACGGCCGGGACGTTGCGCTGCAGCAGCTCGAGGAAGCGGCGGCCATAGCTGGTCGAGCCCAGCAGGCCCGGCTCCGTCCCGGCGATGCCGGGCCGCTCCAGCTCCAGCGCGCCGCTGCGTATCCGGCTGAAGCCGCCGGCCGCGAACGCCGCGGCCTCGGCGCTGCTGCCCTGCCCGTCCAGCGTCAGGATATGGGCAGTGAGCAGCAGCCGCCCCAGCCTGGCATCGGGCGCGCTGGTCCAGTCCGTGCCGGCCAGCAGCGCCGCCTCGTCCAGCGCCGCCTGCACCGTCGCGTCGGCAGCCGCGGCGAAGCCCGGGAACCGCACCTTGACATCGGCGGGAGTGAGCCCGTCCATCATCGCCCTCCCCGTCCCGGCCGCCGGGCCCGCGCTGCCTTCTCGCCGGCGGGCGGGTCGGTCACGGCCAGCAACCCGGCCGCAGCCTGCTGCCGGACGCTCTCCGCCTCGGCCTCGCTGAGGTCGAACTCGACGGTCTCGCCGGGTTCGACCAGCCGGGCCCGGCCGCGCGCATAGAGGAAGCGCGGGCCGGGCGAGATGTTGGCGATGCGCATGGTCTTTTCTCCCTGAGAACACCAAAGCCTGCTCGAGCATGCGTGCGGAGTGAGCCGGCCGGCGGTGGCGTCGAGAACCGGCGCGCGGCGAACCTTCAGGTCCGTGAGCACCGGAAGCGCGCAGACGCCGCCGCCAGGCGGCCGCCCCGGGGGCATGATCGGACAGGCGGCTCAGATGCCGTCGCCGTAGCGGAACGCCTTCGGCCGCCGGATCTCGACCCCGCCGGTGCGGAAGATGCCGGGGACGTCGAACACCAGCGGGCCGGACTGCCACGGCGCCTGGAAGCGGTGCGGCATCGGCAGATGCAGCTTCACCACCTGCGGGTCGCGGCGATAGGCGACCATGCGGGCGGTGTTGCCGGCGCCCGCCGTCTCCAGCCCGCGCACGGCCCGGATGGTCAGCGGCGCGCCGGTGATGGCGGTGTAGGTGTTGTTGCGGCGCAGATGCTCGAGGATGGTGACGTCGCTGGTCGCGGTGCGGGCGATGGTGGCGATGGCGTCGAATCGCGCCACCGGCAGCAGCAGCGTGTCCGCCATCTCGACCGTCAGCGACCCGGTGTAGACGCCGGTCAGCAGCGCGTTGATGTCGCGCAGGATCTGGTCCGGGGTCTTCGCCGACCAGGCGGTGGACGCGCCGGTGCCGTCATTGGCGACCAGGCCGGCGGTGACGTTCGGGTCGTTGATCAGCCCGGTCCAGCCCCTGGCGGTGCCGCTGGGCGGCACGCCGCGCAGGGCGACGCCGTCCATGAACTCCTCATAGGCGCGCACCGCCGCCGCGGCGCGGTCTGCCGACAGATTCAGGCCGGGCACCAGCATGGCCTGGCCCAGCTCCTCGGCGGTATAGCGATATCCCACGGCCGCCATCTCGACCGGGTGCTGATGCTCGCTACGCTCGACATCCGCCAGCGGCATGTCCTTGCCGAAGTGGTTGAACCACTCGGCCTGGCCGAGCTTGTCGGTGGAGAAGAAGGTGACGCTCTTGGTCCAGGGATTGGCCGAGGTGTCGACCGGCACCAGGGCCGGATACTGGATGTCGGGGTACTGGATCTCGTAGGCCTGGGCCTCGATGGCGGCGGTCTGGGAGATCAGGAAGCCCAGCGCCTGCTGAGCGTCGAATGCGAACATGGAAGGCTCCTTCGAAGGGGCTGGGCGGTGGAGGTCAGGCGGATGGCAGCGCGCCGCCCAGCCGCAGGACGGCCAGGCCGCCGCTGACGGCAGCGGTCATCCAGCGGGCGCCGGCGATGGCGAAGTGGGTGGCGTCGGCCGGCAGGCTGGACAAGATGCCGGTCGCGGCCTCGAACACGGCGTTGTCGCCCGGAGCCACCGCGCCGCCGGTCGCGACCCAGATGTCGCCCTCGGTCAGCACGGCGATGCCGGCGCCCTGCGGGTAGGCGTCGCCGTCGGACGGATCGAGCACGACGTCGCGGATCGAGACGCCGACGAAACCCGTGGCGGCTGCGGCGCCCAGTACCGCGCCTTTGGCGCCGGCGCCCTGGCCGACGGCGAGGCCGAAGCCGATACCGGAAGCGGTCTCGACGATGCGGGTATCGGCATCGGCATTGGTCAGGTTGGCGACCATGC